AACCTATTAAACGTACGACTTTAACTCGTATGAATAGGGGTAAAAAATGGAAATATGGATATAATAAAGAAAACGATATTGTCGTTATATCAAAAAATGGAACAGTTGGCGAAGTCATTGAAGTGCAAGGTTTACGAATTGCGTTACCAAAGATGCCAACCAACGTGTACGTGCATGCCAAACGCAAATGGCAAAAGCTAGAATATCCTAAAGAATTATCTAAACTAAAAAATATATTTGACTGGCGTAGCTATCCTGAAGAAGCTAAAGACCAGTGGTATGATTATATAGACGAAGAGTTTAAACGTAGAGATGAGGGTTTTTGGTTTAACAATAACGGCAAGCCAACATACATAACAGGTAGTCACTATATGTATTTGCAATGGAGTAAAATAGATGTAGGTGCTCCAGACTTTAGAGAAGCTAATAGAATATTTTATATATTTTGGGAAGCTTGCAAAGCTGATAATAGGTGTTATGGTATGTGTTATTTAAAAAATAGACGTTCTGGCTTTTCGTTTATGTCATCAGCAGAAACAGTTAATCTAGCTACTATATCAAGTGATAGTAGATATGGAATATTATCAAAAAGTGGAGCAGATGCTAAAAAAATGTTTACAGATAAAGTTGTACCAATATCTGTCAATTATCCGTTTTTCTTTAAACCAATACAAGATGGTATGGACAGGCCTAAGTCTGAGCTTGCTTATAGGGTTCCTGCAAGTAAGTTTACGCGTAAAAAAATTACTGCAAATGAACAGCAGGAAGACTTGGTTGGACTTGATACTACTATTGATTGGAAAAATACAGGTGATAACAGTTATGACGGAGAAAAGCTTACGCTGCTAGTACACGATGAAAGTGGTAAGTGGGAAAGACCTGATAATATATTAAATAATTGGCGTGTTACAAAAACTTGTTTACGTCTTGGTAGTAGAATAGTAGGAAAATGTATGATGGGCTCAACTTCCAACGCCCTTGATAAAGGTGGAGACAACTTTAAAAAACTATACAATGATTCAGATGTATCAAGACGAAATCGCAATGGACAAACAAAGTCTGGCTTATATTCTCTCTTTATCCCAATGGAGTGGAACTACGAAGGATTTATTGATGAATACGGAGATCCAGTCTTTAATAATCCAGATAATGATGTCTACGGACCAGACGGAGAATTAATTGATTACGGTATAATAGATCACTGGCAAAACGAAGCTGAAGGATTAAAAGGTGATCAAGACGCTTTAAACGAGTTTTATAGACAGTTTCCAAGAACTACAGAACATGCGTTTAGAGATGAAACAAAAAATAGTATATTTAATTTAGTTAAATTATACGAACAAATAGATTACAATGAAGAAATGTCAAGAACACTTGGTATTTCTATAGGTAATTTTCAGTGGGTTAATGGAATAAAAGACACACAGGTTATGTTTTATCCAGACCCAAAAGGTAGGTTTAAGATAAGCTGGGTACCACCTAGTAATTTACAAAATAGAATAATAGTAAAAAATGGAATCAAATATCCTGGCAACGATCATCTGGGCGCTTTTGGCTGCGACAGCTACGATATTAGCGGTACTGTAGATGGTAAAGGCTCAAAAGGAGCTTTGCATGGTTTAACTAAGTTTAGCATGGAAGACTGTCCACCAAATCAGTTTTTTTTAGAATATATAGCTAGACCACAAACTGCAGATATGTTTTTTGAAGATGTGCTTATGGCTTTAGTGTTTTATAGCATGCCTTTGCTCGCAGAAAATAATAAACCTCGTTTATTGTATTATTTAAGAAGACGTGGTTACAGAGGCTTTAGTATGAATAGACCAGATAAAATATGGAATAAATTATCTACAGCTGAAAAAGAAATAGGTGGTATACCAAACACAAGTGAAGATATTAAACAAGCACATGCTGCTGCTATTGAAATGTATATTCAAAACCATGTTGGTATGGATAGTCAAGGGCAGTTTGGTAATTGTTATTTTAACGAGCTGTTAAATGATTGGGCTAAGTTTGATATAAATAAAAGAACTAAATTTGATGCTTCTATTAGTTCTGGTCTAGCTATAATGGCTTGTAATAGACATTTGTATAGACCAAACGCTAAAATAGAAAAACCAAAAGTAAATATAAGTATTGCTAAATATTCAAACGAAGGTAATACATCTAAATTAATTAAAAGATAAATATGGCAGAGTCTGCAAAAAGTTATTTTCCAAGTCAGGTTGTAAGTGACGCTGAAAAATTAAGTTATGATTACGGTTTAAAAGTAGCAAAAGCTATTGAAGCTGAATGGTTTTATGATGACAATAACCAATCAAGATATACTAGTAATAAAAATAATTTTCATGAATTAAGATTATACGCTAGAGGCGAACAATCACCACAAAAATACAAAGACGAATTATCTATAAACGGTGATTTGTCTTATTTAAATTTAGACTGGACACCAGTACCAATTATACCTAAATTTGTTGACATATTAGTAAACGGTATGTCTCAAAGAACTTATGATATAAAAGCATATTCTCAAGATCCATTTGGAACTAAAGAAAGAACAAACTATATGGAAGACGTATTAGCTGATATGGAGCTTAAAAGCTTTGATCAGGCTAATGATCAGTTATTAGGTTTAAATACAAGAAACACAGAAGGTACTTTACCTGAAACAGAAGAAGAGCTACAAATACACATGCAGCTTAACTATAAACAACCTATAGAGTTAGCTGAAGAACAAGCTATAAATTTATTGTTTGAAGGAAATAAATACGATTTAACTCAAAAACGTTTTTACTATGATTTAACAGTATTAGGTATTGGCGCTGTTAAAACAGAATTTAATACTTCAGAAGGAGTTGTTATTAAATATGTTGATCCTGCTGATTTAGTTTATTCATACTCAGAGTCTCCATACTTTGAAGATGTGTATTATGTTGGTGAAGTTAAAATGGTTCCAATTAATGAACTAGCTAAACAATTTCCGTTTTTAGAACAAGAAGATTTAGAAGATATAATTAAAAACAAAAAATCATACCAACGTAACTATCAAAAAGGTTCTTCTGGTTATAAAGAAGAAGATAACAACAAAGTTCAAGTTTTATATTTTGATTATAAAACTTATATGAACGAAGTTTATAAAGTAAAAGAAACTGGTACAGGCGCAGAAAAAGCTATAGAAAAAGACGACACGTTTAATCCACCTGCTGACAAAGAAGGTAACTTTACAAGGTTACAAAGAAATATAGAAGTTTTATATGAAGGCGCTTTAATACTTGGTAGTAATAAACTTTTAAAATGGGAATTATCTAAAAACATGATGAGACCTAAAAGCAATTACACTAAAGTTATGATGAACTATAGTATGGTTGCTCCTCGTATTTATAAAGGTAGAATAGAAAGTTTAGTAAGACGTATAACTAGTTTTGCTGACATGATACAGCTAACACATTTAAAGTTACAACAAGTAATGAATAGAATGGTTCCAGATGGTGTGTTTTTAGATGTTGATGGTTTAGCCGAAGTTGATTTAGGTAATGGCACAAACTACAATCCGCAAGAAGCTTTAAATATGTTTTTTCAAACAGGTAGTATATTAGGAAGATCTTATACTCAAGAAGGAGATGCAAATATTGGTAAAGTACCTATACAAGAAATAACTAGCGGTAGTGGTGGTAATAAAATAGCAGCATTAATAAATAATTACAACTATTACTTACAAATGATAAGAGATACTACCGGTCTTAACGAGGCTAGAGATGGTAGTACGCCTGATAAAAATGCTTTAGTTGGTGTGCAAAAACTTGCAGCTGCAAATAGTAATACAGCAACAAGACATATATTACAAGCTGGTTTATTTTTAACAGCTGAAACAGCAGAAAAGCTATCATTAAGAATATCTGATATTATAGAATATTCACCAACAAAAGAAGCTTTCATATCTGCTATTGGCGCTCACAATGTAGCTACGCTAGAAGAAATAGAAGATTTATACTTATATGACTTTGGTATATTTATACAGTTGCAGCCTGATGAAGAAGAAAAACGTATGTTAGAAAATAATATACAAATGGCTTTACAGCAAAAAAATATAGAACTAGAAGACGCTATTGATGTTAGAGAAATAAAAAATATTAAATTAGCTAATCAAGTTTTAAAATTAAGAAGAAGTAAAAAAGAACAAAAAGATAGACAGCTTCAGTTGCAAAACATAGAGGCTCAAACACAGTCTAATGCTAAAGCAGCTCAAGCTGCAGCTCAAGTTGATGTTCAAAAAAATCAAGCAATGACTGCTAGTAAAGTTGAATTAGCAAATGCAGAAAACTCTTTAGAAATGCAACGTATGCAACAAGAGCTTGTTAACAAAAAAGAATTAATGGCTTTAGAGTTTCAATACAACATGCAGTTAAAAGGCATAGACACTCAAAATATTTTAAATAGAGAAAAAGAAAAAGAAGATCGAAAAGATAAAAGAACTAAAATACAAGCAACCCAACAATCAGAAATGATAGATCAAAGAAAAACAGGTAAACCGCCTAAAAACTTTGAACAAATGAGTGATGATATTATTGGTGGAAACTTTGATTTAGGTCCTATGAATTTATAGGAAATTATTAATTATTATTATATTATATTATGGAAGAAAAAAAAGAAAACGTAGTTGAAGAAACTACAAAAGACAACGTAACTAAAGTTGATCTTAAAAAAGAAAACAATACAGATGACAATGTCATTAAAGTAGATTTAACTAAAAAACCAGAAACAGATGCCGTTCAGAAGCAAAGCACAGATGAGGTTCCTGTACGCGACGAATCCGAAACTAGCGGAGAAGTTCAGGAAAAAAACGAAGAAGTCGTTGAAGAGATTACCGGAGAAGATAAAAAAGAAGAAGTCACCGAAGAAGTTTCTGATGAGCAACCTGTTGTTGAAGAAATAACAGACACTGTTGAAGAGCAAGTAGAAGAATTAGTTGAAGAAACTAAAGAGGCTATAGCTGAATCACAGGAAACTGGTAAAGATCTACCTGAAAATATACAAAAGCTAGTTGACTTTATGGAAGAAACTGGCGGTGATATAAACGATTACGTACGTCTTAATCAAGATTATAGTAGTTATGATGACAATAGTGTATTAAGAGAGTATTATAAACAAACTAAAAAACATCTTACAGATGATGAGATTAGTTTTTTAATGCAAGACTCTTTTACTATTAATGAAGAAGAAGATACTGAAAGAGAAATACTAAAAAAGAAAATAGCGTTAAAAGAGCAAGTTGCCAGCGCTAGAGCCTACTTGGACGGGCAAAAGTCTAAATATTATGAAGAAATTAAAGCAGGGTCAAAGTTGACTACTGAACAGCAAAAAGCTGTAAATTTTTTCAATAGATACAACAAGGAATCTGCGGAAAATAAAAAAGTTGTAGATAATAATACTAAAATTTTTGAACAAAAAACTAATAATCTTTTTAACGATAAATTCAAAGGATTTAACTTTGATGTTGGTGAAAAGAAATTTAGATTTAATGTTAAAAATGTAAATGACGTTAAGCAGAAACAAAGTAGCTTACAAAATTTTATGACAAAGTTTGTTGATAAAAATTCTACTTTAATTGACGCCGAAGGTTATCACAAATCTTTATTTACAGCTATGAACGCTGACGCTATTGCTAAACACTTCTACGAACAAGGTAAAGCTGATGCTTTAAAACAAAGTATTGCTAAAGCTAAAAACGTTGATATGAATCCAAGACAAGCTTTTGGTGAAGTAGAAAAAGGAGGTATTAAAGTAAGAGTGTTAGGTGAAAATTCTAATGATTTTAAGTTTAAAATTAAAAACAAATAAATAACAAATTTAAAATTACAAAATTATGGCAATTTCAAACCCTGGAGGTTTGTTGAATAGTGTTCCTGCTCCAAAAAAGCAAGCGCTACAAACAAATTATCTAGATTTTACGTCCGGTGCAAATGACTGGGCACAACAATACCTGCCAGATTTGATGGAAAAAGAAGCTGAGGTTTTCGGACCAAGAACAATTTCTGGTTTCCTATCACAAATCGGTGCAGAAGAGGCTATGACATCTGATCAAGTTGTCTGGTCTGAACAAGGTAGATTACACCTTTCATTTAAAGGACATGTTGAATCAAACGCTGGTGGTACAGCTTCTGGTGGTCAAATACAACTAGAAAAAGACATTGATGGGGAAGCTGTTGTTTCAGGTTCTTTACCTATCCGTGTTAACGATACTATTTTAGTAGCAAACTCTGAAGGAGTTGTTAGATGTATCGTTGAAGCTGTAGCTACTGATATTATTGACGTACAACCTTACTCACACGCTTCATTAAACACTGCTGGTTTATCAAGTACTGGTGGTTCAGAAACTACAACTGTATTAGTTTATGGTTCTGAGTTTGGTAAAGGTATGAGCTATAGAGCTGCTGATAACAGTGGAGCTTCTGACACTAGAGGTGCTATTGAGCCAAGATTTAAGTCTTTTACTAACAAGCCAATAATCATGAAAGATTACTACGAAGTATCAGGATCTGACGCTTCAAGAATTGGTTGGGTAGAAGTTTCTGCTGAAAACGGACAATCAGGTTACTTATGGTACTTAAAAGCTGAAGCTGACACAAGATCAAGATTTACTGACTACATTGAAATGGCAATGTTAGAAAGTGAACTTAATGCTGCAGCTTCTACAATAGATGGATCTGATCTTGTTGGTGGATCAAACGCTGGTGCTGGACAAGTAGGTACTGAAGGTTTATTCCAAGCTATTGAAAATAGAGGTAATATAACTACTGGTGTAACTGGTGTTAATGCTGCTACTGATTTAGCTGAGTTCGATGCAATACTTGCTGAGTTTGACAAGCAAGGTGCTATTGAAGAGTACATGATGTTTGTTAACAGAGCAACTAGCTTAGCTATTGATGATATGTTAGCTTCAATGAACTCTTATGGTGCTGGTGGTACATCATACGGTGTATTCAACAACTCTGAAGATATGGCATTGAATTTAGGTTTCACTGGTTTCAGAAGAGGTTCTTATGACTTCTATAAGTCTGACTTTAGATACTTAAATGACAAAGCTACAAGAGGTAGTATTAATGACGCTAATGCTGTAAATGCAATTAGAGGTGTTATGATACCTGCTGGTACATCTTCAGTTTATGACCAAACTGTTGGTTCTAGCATTAAGAGACCTTTCTTACATGTAAGATTTAGAGCTTCACAAACTGATGACCGAAGAATGAAAACTTGGACTACTGGTTCTGTTGGTGCTGCTACATCTGCGTTAGACGTTATGCAATTACACTTCTTAACTGAAAGATGTTTAATTACACAAGCTGCTAACAACTTCATGTTAATGAAGTAAACTATTTATTAAGGATCGAGGCTTCGGCCTCGACCCTTTAT